AGAACCTACCTTTAGCTTCTAGTAAAATTGTTTTACCATCTATAACCTTTACAAAGTCAGGTTCGTATTTATGTTTAACAACATAGTTAATGTTATCCCAATGATGTTTCCATTCTTGTAGCACAGTCTCATGTAGTGTTGCTTCCCATAAACTGTCATACCCTTTAGGCACACCAATCTTCTTTGGTCTAGGTTTTCTTGGTACTCTTCTAGGCATTTAGTTCTTCTAAATGAAAGTTAGGATTTTGTTTTACTTTTTTATAAAACCATCTAAGACTGTAAGCACTTAACATAAATCTATTGTTAGCATAGATATGTGTCTGCTCTGGTAGAAACTCATGTAAGTTTTTCTTGTTAATCTTACTAGCATCTTCTCCTTCTGGAGTCATACTTTGAATCCAACCTATAAGTAATCCTTCAGCTTTACGCCTTAATAGTTTTGATTTTTTACCACTCATATTTGTGTTACCTCTATAACATTAGGGACTTTAGGTACTTGAGTTAAGTATCTATTACCGTTTGAATATTTAAATACTCTTAATCCTTTACCTTCGTTAGCATCTTTATGACACTCAAACTTATGTCTGCAATATACACAACCTTTAGGTAGTTGCATGTTACCAGACTTGCCATCAGGTATAGGATTATAACATCTTTCTGGCGGTGTCTTAAGCTTAACAGCTTTCTTAACACTACTTATTTTCTTTTTGATATTTGGTTTATCAAAGTCATCTGGTCTAAACATAGCTAACTCTCCAGACTCTTTATTGAGAGCTAGGAATCCGCCTTTGTTTGTACCCTCTGCCTCTTCATAACCTGCAAGTTGAGCCATATATCCGAATGCATCTTGCTCTGCCAGTGTACCATCTTTAAATTTCTTAAAGGCAAAACCCGAAGCAGTCTTAACATCAACAACTTCTCCATCAATAACACAGTCCATGTGTCCTTTGATTCCAGATACTGTTATCTCTTTCTGTTCGCTTGTTACTTCATGTCCGGATAACTTAACAAGAAATAAAACTATCTCTTCAAGTAAATGTCCGTATAAGAACTTAATGAATAATGAGGGAGGCATTCTTTCAGGAGTACCTTCTGACTTCATATCATACCACAACTGTCTTTCTTTCCTACCTATGTTAGACATTCTAAGTGCAGGTTTACCACGAGGAGTAGGATGAGACCAGTCATAAAGAATATGTTTCATTGATTCTCCGAACTGTTCTATTGTGTCTTCATCTAAGTCGATGTGTTTATTATCAGCCAGTACGCCTATCTTATTATAGATGTCTTCTACTAATGTGTCAAGTGTTTTTTTATTTTTAGTCATTATTTTTATGATTTACAAAGTTAAGTTTTCTAGTGGTGGGATTGAAATTAAGTATACGTACATTCAAACCTAGTTGAGTTTCTGTTCTAGACCTACCTGACTTTCCTGATTTTGTTTTAACATCAATGTATGTCATCTCTCCATCTTTTGTAGCTATTAAATCTATTGGTCCAGAACAACCACAATTTTTAAATACTTCATATCCTTTATCCCATAGCCAAGTTACTGCATAGAACTCAGCCATATCTCCTTTACGATTATCTAAAGAATGTTTACTAATGTGTTTCACTCCAACTACTCCCTATCTTGTATTCGCCATCCAAAGGACAACGAAGATTAAAATGTGTACCTGCTTTTATTATACTGTCAACAGCTAACTGTCCTACCTTATCAGCATGACAAGAAGGAACTTCTATCTGCCACTCATCATGTATGTTAGCTACAAATTTATAGTTCATATTATTAAGAACAAGTAACTCATCTAATATGACTAATGCTTTCTTCATAACGATAGCACCTGCTCCCTGTAACAAAGTGTTGAGGGATGCATGAGCATTACGAATGTAAAGCTTCCTACCATCTAAACCTTTGAGGTATTTTTTTGAAGCTGCTCTTTGTACTCTGTCTCTAAGAGACTTAAATGTAGGCTTATTATCAAAGAAATATTGTCTAGCTCTCTTACCATCCGATGTATTTCCTCCGACCACGCTACCAAGTTTTTCATCTCCTGCTCCGTACATAAGTGCATAGATGAATGTCTTTGCCTTATCTCTTGATTCAAGTTTTGCAGCTCTTTGATTAGCTGTATGTATGTCTCCATCTAATATCTCCTTTATATAATCATCATCATTCATATAGTGTGCCAACATTCTAAGCTCTAGACCACTAGCATCAACACCCAACAGGACATTACCTTCATCTACAATCCAACAAGACCTACACTCTTTACCATAAAGGCTGTGGACAGAAGGGACTTGTGCCATGTTAGGACTTCTATGTGTCATTCTACCTGTGATAGCACCGTTAGGTATTACGAAACCATGTACACGACCATCGTCTTCTACCGAGTTGACCCAAGAATCTACTTGAGCTATTCGTTTTTGTATCAGGAGAAAGTCTGCAATAAGTTTTGCTTCACGTATATGTGTAACTGCTGATAGAGTTTTCTCATCTACTATAGGTTGACCTGTAGGTGTGAACCTGTCTGGCTTCCAACCAAAGTCAATAAGATATTCTCCAATCTGTTTACGACTGCCAAGATTAAACTCTTGTAAAGTCTGTCTCATGAAAGGCTCAAAGTTATTTGTATCTAAACATCTCTGATACTCATCATCAGTTACACCACGTTTAGATAAGTTACCATCCTTCTTAATGTAAGGCTTGACTAACTTATCATCTACCCATTTAGGTTTGAATGTGTTATGTACTTCATCTTCTATGCTTTGAGACTTCTCTCTTAGTTCTGCTAATAACATTAAAGCAGACTCCATATCAAACATGAAACCATTTACTTCTTGCTGTTTAATAATCTTAGCTACAGATTGTTCAAGGTCTATACAAGATTTACTAAATCCTTTCGACTCATTGCGAAGTGATTTATATACTAATGTATTTACTTGCACATCCCTTACACAATACTCTAACATCTTAGGAGAGTAGTTGACATAATCTTCAAAGTCAATCTTAGCCAAGCCAAGTTTATATCCCCACTTCTCTAAGCTATGTCCACCATCTCTGGTAGGATTGAATAGCCTAGAGAGTACAAGAGTATCTATAACTTCTTTATCACTAAGGTCAATGTTACCAAACTTTTCTACTAATGGTATATCAAATCCTATAATGTTATGTCCAATTAACCTATCGGCTTTTAATAAAAGCTCATAGCCTTCAGATAGTTTATCAGGTGGATACTTAAATATCTCTCCTGTATTTGCATCTTGTGCTACAATACAATGTATTAGTGTTGCCTTTAGGTCATCTGTCTCTATGTCAAATACTAAATCCATAATTAAAATGCCTCGTCCAAACTATTATCAAACTCTATATCACTATCACTAAGTTCTGATAGTCTACCAGTCTCGCCATCATAGATTACTCTAGCTGCCAGACCCACATCTCCAGTGTACCTAGACTTAAGAACTCTTAGTCTTGTAGTCCTAGCTTCATCAGGGTCATCTGCTTGTTGATTTCTTTCTAATGCTATCACACAATCACTAAGTTGTCCAATACTATTTGAACCTCTTAGATGAGATAGAGATACTTCAACACCATTCTCATGACCCTTGTTACCATCAACTCTACGTAAGTGAGAAACTAAAATGATTCCTGCACCTGTCTCTTCTACCAAACTTCTTAGTCTAGTCATGATAGTATCAATGGCTCGTCTTTCATCTCCTTCATGAACAGCACTAACTAACATATGTAAATGGTCAACGACCACCCACTTGCAATCACATCCTATAATCATGAATCGAAGCTTAGTAAAGATGTCATCAATGTCGTTAGTTCCGAAGTGGGAATGTACCCATACTCTGTTTCGGTTATCACCATCGTATAGCATATCAAACATCTTATCTAATTCTTCTTTGGAAAACTTCTCACGTTCTTGGTCAACGTATAACCTAGCGTTAGCTTCGATAGATAAGATACCATCAATGGTTCTTCTCCAATCTTCTTCTAGTGCTATGATACCTACGTTATCTTCTGTGTTCTTAATAAGATGATGTTCAAGTTCTCTTGTAACACTTGACTTACCAAGACCAGTACCACCTGTAAGTGTGACTAGTTCTCCTGCTCTAAGACCATACAACTTTTTGTTTAGTCCTTCATAAGGATAAGGTACGCTTTGTTTCTTCTCACGATTATGAAACTTCTCACGTTGCTCGGTAACATTTATAACACCAGAGGGTGTATAAACTTTACTAGCCCACCAAGCTTCAACAAATTCTTTGTGCCTGTTTGAACGAAGCATGTCGTTAGGGTCTTTAAAACCATTAGGCAAAGAAAGTATCTTAGCTTTCCCGGGCTTGAAAAGTCTAGCAACTTTAATAGATGCTTCCTTTCCTGCCTTATCATTATCGAATGCAATGATTACATTTTCAAACTCATCAAAGAACTCTAAGCTTTCTTTAATGTCTCTGACTGCACCATTAGCACCACGCTTAATAGATACTACAGCCCACTTAGAACCAAGCAGTTCATAAGCAGACATAGCATCACACTCTCCTTCGGTAATGGTAACATACTTACCACCCTTGAAAAGTTGTTGACCAAACAATCCTGTCTCGTTGTAAGTTCCAGATACAAAGAAGTCTTTGCTCTTTACGTTACGAACTTTAGTAGCTGATAACTCATGACCATTATAGAATGGATAGAAATGTTTAACCACGTTACCTTGTAGGTCGTGTACACATTTAACTCCATACTTCTTGGCTGTGTTCATAGTAATCTTTCTATCTGTTAGGGCAGAAAAATTACCTTCATCTACTATGTCAGGTTGTTTAGCCTGTGTTGTCGTTACTGTTTGCATATCCTTACCTCCACATGCGTTAGTATAGTTAGGCATAAATTCACCACAACTGAAACACTTTGCTGAATCATCTTCGTTGATTCCTACAGCATCACTACTGTTGCAAAGTGGACAGGGTTGGTGTAGTTTGTCCCAAGTTTTATCCATGTTAGCCCTCACTATGAATTAAGATTCGTCTGAATCTTCTACAGTTTCTTCTTCTTGTTCTACGACAGCCTCTGGACTATCTTTCAATACAGATTCAAGGTTGCTTTGATGTCCTTGTGAAGCATAGTTCAATGCCTCTACTAATACATTCAATGTTCCTATCTTACTGATAGATACATTCGCACCTGCTCTCTTCTGCTCGTCCTCAATCTTTGATACATCATAGACTGATTCGCCATCATCATTTTTAATAGTAATAATCATATTAAAATTCCTCGTTGTCTGAATCTTGTTCAGCATATTCAACTAAGTTCTCTACCTTAACAGCCATTAGTTCTGCAAACCTACCATAATTATTTTTATATGGTTTGATTTTAACAGTGACTTCAGAGCCATTACCTACCGCTACATCCATTGCATTACCATCTAGGTCTACCAACTTAGGTGCGACATTGGCACTGCCATCGTTCTTGGATGCTCTCTTACTAAAAGTAAAAGCAGGTTCATCATACTTAGCTTCGCCTGTTCTTGACCTAACTTGATTCAGTCCTAAGTCTTCCAACTTAGACGCTGTCTCGGTGTCAGTCAGTACAGTTAAGCCATACTTGTGAGGTTCAAACCTCGTGTTAGGCGTTGTGATGTTAGCCCACATTGCCTTTCCTTTTACATACTCATACATATGTTTTCCTCCTTTGGATTGT